CAGCACGACTTTCTGTACCTGTCATGGAAAGCGTGAGCGGCCAAAACGCAACGGGTTATACCGCGGCGCCAAAGGTAGCTTACGTTAACACGGTCGAAACGACCGAATATGCCCATGAACGGTCCGATGTAGCTGGTCGTCGGCTCGTTCGTCAGATGATGACGAACTTGCTGAACAACATCACAACTTCGGTTGCCGCCGGTACTGCTGGCGCCATCCCTGAGTTGTTCGACCAACTAGTCTCTCCGACCTAATCAGTCGGCATAGTTCGCAACACGTCTTTTAACCCCTTTTTAGGAGTTTTGATATGCTTTTTAAGCATTGGTTGCAAAGAGCTTCATCGGAGACATCGAATGAAATTCTCATTCAAGTCGCTGGCGTTCTCGCTGATCGTATCGTTGATCCTAGTCTCCGCGACGAGTTTATTACTCGTCTTAGGGATAAGGATTTTCGCTACATTTGCGAGTTCGCTCCTGACTATACTCAGCTCGATGACCGTTCTGCCCTTTCAATAAGGCAGATACAGGCATTTTTCGAGAAGCGGGTCGACCTTGATCTAGGAATAGATCGAGAGAAAACCGCTCTTGAGAGCTGGTACAAGTCAGAGCATTCGTGCCGGTACGAGAACAACCTCTGGAGTCTCGGTCGCGATGGGATTACTCATTTCCCTCGCGGCGTGGACAGCGTACTTCACGCTGCGTCACGTAAAATCGCCGATATTCTTGGAGATGTTCCCGATCTCAGCACCCTACGTGTCCGATTTGGACCGGGTGCGACAACTACCACGAAACGCTCTGAGTCCCATCCGTTGAATAAATTAACGGGAGGATTCAGTTGTAGTGAAGAGCTCGCTCAAGGTAGACTCGAAGAGAGTCTCCAGGAGCTCCCCGCCTGGGTTTTTCAATCCGACGAGGAGAGCGAGTTAACTTCTATCCGGGTCGAACCGGGGAAGTTAGTCTTCGTCCCGAAGTCTTGGAAGACGCACCGAGCCGTTATCGTTGAACCCGTTCTGAACACTATGTTTCAGGCCGGAATCGGCGAGTATATGGCTCGACGTCTCCGCAAGGCGGGAGTCGACATCCGTGACCAATCAAAGAATCAGAGATTGGCACGGGAAGGTAGCCTCACTGGTCGTGTGGCTACTGTCGATTTAAGTAGTGCTTCTGACTCGATAGCTATCGGTCTTGTATCTGACCTGCTACCGATTGACTGGTTCCTGTTCCTCTCCGAGTACCGTACTGGTCTCGTCGAGTATAAGGGCCGAGTCTTTGAGCAAGAAAAGTTTTGTTCGATGGGGAACGGTTTTACGTTCCCCCTCGAAACACTTATCTTCTATGCTCTTACCTGGGCTTGTTGCCAGGTGTCAGGAGTCTCTCGAAAGGACACAGATCGTTTCGTCTCTGTTTACGGAGACGACATTGTCTGTCCAGCGGAAGTTTTCCCTCTGCTGGCGACCGTCCTCATGAACGTCGGATTCTCTTTAAACGAGAAGAAGACGTTTCGAGATGGGCCTTTCCGTGAAAGTTGTGGAAAGGACTACTTAAGGGGTATCGATATTCGTCCAACTTATGTCAAGGATCGACTGGATGGCCAGCATCTCTTCGTGATTCACAACCAGTTTTATGCTGATTGTGAGTTCGAGATCTGCCGGTATCTCCGGTCTCTCCTTGCCCCGCAGCTTCACCTCTATGGACCGAGTCGTTACGGTGATGGCCATCTCCATTCGGATATGGACTATCTGTACGACTCGTGGGGTTCGTTAACACCGAACTCTGATCCGTTGAGGCCCATTCGCAAGAATGGGTACGGGGGTTACGTCTTCGACACTTTCCGACTCGCGTCGCGACGCGTAAAACGTAGCGGCTCGGGAGAGAAAGTGCTCCCTTTCTATTTGATTTACGAAAGGGAGGGTGCCGATCCTTTAGAGAACATCCACGGTTCAGCTTCCCAAAAGGGTGCTGTCTTTGTGGTTACTTTACCGGGATCGGGTCATCGAAGAAAGTTTGTACGTCAATCGATCTACACATTTAGCTA